TGGGCGATGAGGTGTACGACAACGAGCGGGTGAGCAACTTCGAGCCCGGCGTGTTCAAGTATCTGGCGCCGGGCGAGAGCGTGACAGTGCCGCAGCTCGATGCGCCCGATGGGCAGCTGGAGCCGTTCCTGCGGGCAATGCTGCGCGCGATGGCGGCCGGTGTGGGCTGTAGCTACGAGACGATCAGCCGGGACTTCAGCCAAACCAACTACAGCAGCAGCCGGCTGAGCCTGCTCGAGGACCGGGAGAACTGGAAGTCGCTGCAGCATTTCATGATCGAAAACTTCCACAAGCCGGTGTTTGAGGCATGGCTTGAGATGGCGGTGCTCGGCGGTGCGTTGAATCTGCCGGCCTATGAGACCGATCCCGATCGCTACCGGCGTGTGCGGTGGATGCCGCGCGGTTGGGCGTGGGTGGATCCGGCTAAGGAAGTGCAGGCGTACAAGGATGCTGTGCGCTGCGGGTTCAAGACGCAGGCGGATGTGGTGGCGGAGCAAGGCGGCGACCTTGAGGAGCTGCTGCTGGCGCGCGCTGCTGAGCTGCAGATGGCCGATGAGCTTGACCTGATGTTCGACACCGACCCGCATGAGGTGAACGGTTCGGGCACCGAGCAGCCCAGCGATCCGGCGGAGGATCAAGCCGAGGAGATGAACCCGGCCAGTGATCCCGATGAGGCCGACGATAATGTGGAAGACAACGTAGATGCAGAGAGCACCGATGGACCTATCGCGTGATCTTGAAGGGCAGCTGCTGAAGCGCGCCGAGGTAGCTGACTTCACGGTCAGCGAGGACCAGCGCACGATCGAGTTCCCCTTCAGCTCTGAGTATCCCGTCGCCCGGTATTTCGGGAATGAAGTGCTGCAGCACGACACGCGCAGCGCCGATCTGAGCCGCCTGAACGATGCAGCGCCGCTGCTGTTCAACCATGACCCCGGCAAGGTGATCGGCGTGGTGGAACGCGCCTGGATCGACGGAGAGAAGAAACGTGGTTACGCCACGGTGAAATTCAGCCGCAATGCCTTCGCACAAGAGGTGCTGGCTGACGTGAAGGATGGCGTTCTGCGGAACGTATCCTTCGGCTACGCAATCAACGAAATGGAGCAAAGAGGTAGCGGCGACTTCGTTGCTACCAGCTGGGCTCCCTACGAGATCAGCGTGGTTAGCATACCTGCAGACCCCACTGTGGGTGTGGGTCGGTCTCTCGAGACCGATCCTGCGGCCCCAGCCGCATCACCAACCCCCGAAACAGAACCTGAGGTTCCGATGGAAAACACCCCCGATCTGACGGCGGTGCGGGCTGAAGCGGCTGCTGAGGCTGCCAAAGCTGAGCGCGCCCGTATTGCCGGCATCACTGCCCTGACCGAAAAGCACGGCATGGCCGATCTCGGTCGCCAGCTGATCGACGGCGGCCGCAGCCTTGATGAGGCTCGCGCCGTTGTGCTCGACAAGCTGGGCGCCAAGCCCGTTGAGACTGTCGCCCCTGTGGAGATGGCCTCTGAGGAGCGCGCCTCCTACAGCATCACCGCTGGCATCCGCGCCATGCTGACCGGCGACTGGTCCAGCCGCGAGGCCGGCCTGGTGCGCGAGCTGTCGCGTGAGGTGGAGAAGTCCGGTGTGTCCAAGACCACCGAGCGCAGCTTCTTCGTTCCCTTCGCTGCCCTGAACCAGCGCGCCACCTACGTGACCTCTGGTGCCACCACCGGCGGCAACCTGGTGCAGACCGATCTGCTGGCTGAGGACTTCATCGAGTTCCTGCGGAACAACGCCCTGATGCTGCAGCTGGGCGTGCGCACCATGCCTGGCCTGGTGGGCAACGTGGCGATCCCCCGCCGCTCTGGTGTGGCTTCGACCTACTACCTGAGCACCCAGACCACCGCGATCACCCAGTCGGAGAGCACCTTCGACCAGGTGACCATGAGCCCCAAGAACCTGGCCGCTCTGTCCAAGTACAGCCGCCAGACCCTGCTGCAGGGCACCCCTGGCATCGAGGAGCTGGTGCGTCGTGACCTGACCGATGGCATCAACCTCGCCATCGACCTGGGCATCCTGAACGGTTCTGGCTCCAGCGGCCAGCCCACCGGCATCATGCAGACCTCCGGCATCGGCTCTGTGGCGATGGGCACCAACGGTGGCGCCATCACCCTCGAGAAGGTGGTTGATCTGGAAGCTGCCGTGATGCAGGTCAACGGTGCGGTGAACCCCGCCAACGTGGCCTACCTCACCAACTACAAGGTGATGGCAGCCCTCAAGAAGCTGCGTGCTGGTGGCTCCACCACCGGCGACGGTCCGTTCCTGTTCAACACGGATCTGGCCGGTATCGGCCGCGGTCCTACCCCCGCTCAGCTGAACGGCTACCCCCTCGCTGCCACCAACCAGGTGCCCAGCACCCTGACCAAGGGCTCCAGCTCGGGCGTCTGCTCCGCGCTGGTGATGGGTGACTTCAGCCAGGCAATGGTTGGTTTCTGGGGCAACGGCCTCGAGATCACCGTGGGCGAAGATCAGGACGACTTCAGCAAGGCTCTGACCAGCGTTCGCGGCATCGTCACCTATGACGTGGCCGTGCGCGATCCCAAGAGCTTTGCAGCCATCCTGGACATCACCACCTGATAGGAGCCGGGGGCGGGCAACCGCCCCCCTTTTTTTAGATGAAGGTTCTCATCTCTAGCGACTGCGCAGCACGCGGTGAGTATCTCGAGGCCGGCAAGGTCTACGAGCTGGACTCTGACGTGGCTGCTGAGCTGCTCCGCATGGGCCGCGCTGTGGAGGCGCCGGCCGAGGAACCCAAGCCTCGGGTGACCCGCAAGGCCAAGGCGGAGGCCGCCAATGGCGCTGACTGAGGATCTGGCAGTCTTCCTGAATGACTTTGGCGTCAGCTGCACCGCTGGCGCGATCACTGCGCTGGGCATCCTCGACATGCCGACGCAGGTGCTGGCCGGCGAGATGGTGCTCAGCACGGATTACACCCTAACGGCGCGGTTCGCAGATTTCGGCGGGCTGAAGTATGGCGACCCGATCAGCGTGGCCGGTGTGAACTATCAAGTCCGCGAGACGCGCCAGCTTGACGATGGTGCTTTCGTAGAGATTGGGCTGCAGAAGGTATGACGACCCGCCGCGAGACAATCCTGGCCGCTGTGCGCACCGCTCTGACGGGCACCACGGGCGTGAGCACGCGGATCTACCGCAGCCGTGTTGAGCCGATGGCAAGGGCCGAGAGCCCGGCGATCGTGGTGGAGCCGGTGAGCGATACCGCCGAGCAGAACACCAGCCTGCCCACGCTGGACTGGAGCCTGACGGTGCGGATCGCGGTGATCGTGCGTGGCGCCATCCCTGATCAGCTGGCCGATCCGATCGTGGAGGATCTGCACTCCAAGCTGATGGCAGATCTGACCCTAGGAGGAGTAGCGATGGACATCAGACCGCAGGCTGTGAATTTTGAGCTAGTCGAGGCTGATCAGCCAGCAGGTGTGATCAGCTGCGACTACCTGATCCGCTACCGGACCGCTAACGCTAACCTCGCAACAGCGTGATGGCTACGATGTTGGATGAATACCACGGGCAAGGCGGGACCTACCTGCTGGACCCCAAAACCGGCAAACGGAAGCTCATCGAGCGGACAGAGCCGGCCAATCCCTCTGAACCCCAAGCCGAGGAACTGAGCGATGGCTCTGACACGCAAGAGACTGATCCAGGTTAAAAAGGAGTCCACCTACGGAACCGACAGCACCCCTGCCGGAACCGATGCGCTGCTGGTCCGCAACCTGGAGATCACCCCGATTGAGGCTGACATTGTTAGCCGCGATCTGATCCGCAACTATCTGGGCAACAGCCCGCAGCTGCTGGCCAACAGCCGGGTGAGCATCACCTTCCAGGTGGAACTGGCTGGTTCCGGCACTGCTGGCACGGCACCCCGATACGGCGCCATTCTGCAGGCTTGCGGCCTGTCGGAGACGATCGTTGCCAGCACCAGCGTCACCTATGCGCCGGTGAGCAGCAGCTTCAGCTCTGCCACGATCTACTTCAACAACGACGGCATCCGCCACATCCTGACCGGCTGCCGCGGCACCTTCACGCTGAACGCCGAGGTGGGTCAGATCCCCACCATCGACTTCACCATGATCGGTGTCTACAACGCACCGACCGACACGGCGCTGCCCACCACCACCTACAGCGCACAGGCCAGCCCGCTGATCTTCAAGCAGGGCAACACCTCGGCCTTCCAGTTCTTCAGCTACGCAGGCTGCCTCCAGTCGGTGTCGTTCGACATCGCCAACGAGACGGTCTACCGCGAGCTGGTGGGCTGCACGAAAGAGGTGATGATCACCAACCGTGCCCCCAGCGGCACCGTGCTGATCGAGGCTCCTGCTCTGGCGACGAAGGATTACTTCAGCCTCGCTCAGACCGAGACCACGGGTAACCTCACCTTCCTGCACGGCACCACCGCCGGCAACCGTGTCACCTTCACGGCTGGCCAGTGCGACATCTCGAATCCGTCCTACGCGGATCAGGATGGCGTGCAGATGCTGAGCATCCCCTACGTTGCCGTTCCGACCACGGCCGGCAATGATGAGCTGAGCCTCGCCTTCACCTGATAGGAGCCCTGCATGGCGTTTGTTCTCAAGCAGTCCGACACCTACGTCTGGCCGGTCACCGTCGAGATCCCCATCGACGGCGGCCGGTTCGACCGGCAAACATTCGACGCGGAGTTCAAACGCCTGCCGCAGGCTCGCAACAATGCGATCATCCAGGCGGCACGCGCTGAGACCACCACTGACCTCGAGGTAGCGGAGGAAGTGCTGGCCGGCTGGAAGGGCATCACCGACGATGCCGGCAAGGACATCCCCTACAGCGAAACCGCCAAATCCCAGCTGCTGGACGTGCCCGGCGTCTCGGCCGCAGTGGTGGAGGCGTACATCAACTCGCTGCTGGGAGCGAAGCGAAAAAACTGATCGAGGCCGCTGAGCATTGGGCCGGCGGCGGGATCGTGGACGAAACAGAGTCCGACGCGGCGGCGCTAGGCATCGTGATGCCGGAGCAACCGCCGGAGGACTTTGAGGTGTGGGAGGAAAACTGGCCGGTGGTGGAGCTGTTCCTGCGTGTGCAGACACAGTGGCGCATCAGCATGAACAGGCCGATCGGCTTGGACTATGGCGCTGTGGCGTGGATCCTTAAACTGACAGCAGAGGAAACCACTCACCGCCCCCTGCTGGAGGAACTGCAGATCATGGAGGGCGCAGTGCTGGCCTACATCGCAAAGCAGGAGAGCTGAAGCATGGCGATGAACATGGATGCCATGCTCCGCATCAAGGCGGACGTTGACGGGCAGAACAAGATCGTCGCGCTGAACCGCGGCCTGCAACAGGTGGGCACCACGGCCGCTGGTGTGACCGGCGCTATGCGGGGCATGACAGGCGCTGCAGCCGGCCTCTCCGGCGCGCTGGGCACCCTTGCCCCGCTGCTCAGTGCAGCCGGCCTGGCGAGCATGGTGAAGGGCACACTGGAGGCCGGCGATCGCATGAACGATCTGGCGCAGTCCACCGGCGTATCGGTCGAGGCATTGAGCCGGTTCAACAAGGCCGCAGCGGTGAGCGGCACCAACCTTGAGGGCGTCAGCAAGGGTCTGGTCAAGCTGAACAAGGCAATGCTGGATGCTGCGACGGGCGGCAAAGCATCATCTGCCACGTTCAGCGCGCTGGGCATCAGCGTGAAGAACGCAGACGGCACGCTCAAGTCCGCCGATCAGGTGATGCTTGAGGTGGCCAACCGCTTCAAGGCGATGCCTGACGGTGCGGCCAAGACGGCTTTGGCGCTCAGGCTGTTCGGCAAGTCCGGTGCGGAGCTGGTGCCGCTGCTCAACATGGGCGGCGATGCCATCGACAAGATGAGCACCAAGATGACCACCGCCTTTGCGCAGAAGGCGGATGAGTACAACGACAAGCTGGCCATCCTCGGCGGCAAGGTTCGCGGCCTGGCGATGGATCTGACCATCGCGCTGCTTCCGGCGCTGAACCAGATCACCGATGCGCTCACCGTGGTGGTGAGTGGCTTTAGCCAGCTGCCGGAGCCGCTGCAGGCTGCTGCCGTGGGTGCTGCCACCCTGGCGATCGCCTGGGGGCCGCTGACCGGCCTGCTCGGCGGCAGCGTCAAGCTGTTCGCCTCTGTGGCCAACGGGCTTGAGATCATGCGTTATCAGAGCGCGCTGGCTGGTGGTGCCATCCCGATGATCACCGGCAACCTGCAGGCCATGAGCGCGGCGATCCTTGCTATCCCCGGCTGGGGATGGGCGCTGGCTGGTGTTGCTGCCCTGGGGCTGCTTAGCAAGGCGCTGTACGACAACAACGAAGGTTTCAGGAGCTGGGTCAACAACGTCGGCACGATCATCGCCAGCGACTTCCAGAACGCGATGAAGAACATGGTGGAACTGGGCTCTGCTGCTGCTCGCGGTGTCAGCCAAGCCTGGGATTGGCTCAAGGGCATGACTAGCAACGCTGCGGCGGCGATCGGCAACGCCTTCAGCGGGCCGTTCGGGTTCATCGCCAACGCTGCTAGCAGCGTGTTCGGCATTGTGCAGCGCAAGATCGCAGAACTGTGGAACAACATCCCTGCTCCGATCCGCAAGGCTCTGGGTCAAGCCGGTCAGATGGCGATCAACTCAACCCCGATTGGCTACATGGCGGGTGTGGGCGTTCGCGCTTTCCAGATGGGGCCGCAGCAGACGGTCAACCGGGCTGGTAAGGGCGACCTGCGGGGCGGCGGCGGCGGTGGCTTCACCCCCAACCTGAGCGCGCTGGAGGGCGGCGCTGGTGGTGGTGCCACGGCTGCAAAGGATGCGGCCGATAAAGCGCGGCAAGCACGCGAGGCGCTGCTGGCATCCAAGAACAAGCTGGATCAGGCCAAGGCCGAGCTGGCGCTGGTGCGCGAGCTGGACCCGATCAGGAAGATCGAGCTGGAGTATGAGGAGAAGCGCCGGGTGGTGCGCGCAGCTGCTGCTCAGGAGTTGAGCAAGGCGCTGACCATTGAGGAAGAGGCGAACATTCAGCGCACCCGCGCGATCGACCTCCAGCGCATTGGCGTGGAGGAAACAAACGCGCTGAAGGACAAATACAAGGAGCTGGGCGAGGCAGCCTATGAGGCTGCGATGAATACCTCGATCTGGAGCAGCGCAGCGGAGGCAGCCAACGGCGCGATGGTTGGCTTCCGTGATGGCATCAGCTCCTACCTCGACAGCATCGGCACGCTGGGCGAAGGCATCAGCAACCTGACTCAGAACGCCATCAAGGGACTGGAGGATGCGATCGTTTCGCTGACCACCACCGGGCAATTCAGCTTCAGGGAGTTTGCGCTTTCGATCGTGGAGGAAGTGACCCGCCTGGTCACCAGGTTGATGATCATCGCCCCGATCCTGCAGTGGCTACAGAACCTGCTGCCGGGCGGCGGCTTCCTGAGCGGTGCCGGTGCGCTTTCAGGCGGCAAGCTGTTCTCAGGCGGGATCTTCGCCAACGGTGGCGCCTTTGATCGCAACGGCCTGCAGGCATTTGCAATGGGTGGCGTGGTCAACCGCCCCACGATCTTCCCATTTGCCAACGGTGGCGCCGGCCGCCTTGGCCTGATGGGCGAAGCCGGTCCTGAGGCAATCATCCCCCTAAAACGCGGCAGTGACGGCAGACTCGGCGTATCGGGCGGCGGCAGCACCAGCGTGGTGGTGAACGTGGATGCCAAGGGCACCACCGTGCAGGGTGACAACGGCCAAGGCCAGGCGCTCGGCCGTGCCATCAGTGCTGCTGTGCAGCAGGAGCTGATCAAACAACGCCGGCCTGGCGGCCTTCTCGCGGCATAACCGATGGCAACTTTCACCTACACACCAGATTTCGGCGCCACGCGCTCCAGCCGGCCAGCGGTCACCACTGTGAAGTTCGGTGATGGCTACGAGATGCGGCAGGCGACGGGAATTAATGCCGACCTCAAAAGCTGGACGCTGACTTTTGCGGCCCGCACCGACACCGAAGCCAATGCGATCGAGGCGTTCCTTGATGCACGCGCCGGTGTTGAGAGCTTCGACTGGACGGCGCCTAACGCTGCGGCCTCGCGGAAGTACGTCTGCCGCGAATGGCAGCGCACGCTGGATGCCTGCAACCTGAACACCATCCAGGCCACCTTCGACCAGCTGGCTGAACCATGACCGCTCCCACCCCCGTCATCACCGAGCTGCAGAAACTGGCACCCAGTGCGCTGATCGAGCTGTTCGAGCTGCAGCTGTTCAGCAACCTGCACGGCGCGGCAACCACCTACCGCTTCCATGCCGGCACCAACGGTCTGCAGCAGGATCTGATCTGGGCCGGCAATACCTACAACCGCTGGCCGGTGGAGGCCACAGGCTTTGAGTACGGCGGTGGCGGCCAGCTGCCGCGGCCGAACATCAGGGTTGCCAACGTGCTGAGCACCATCACCGCGGTGCTGCTGAGCGTGAACGCGGCCACACCAGGCAACGACCTGAACGGTGCCAAGGTGACGCGGATCCGCACGCTGGCGAAGTTCCTCGATGCTGCCAACTTTCCCGGCGGCACCAACCCGACCGCAGACCCCACGGCCGAGATGCCGCGCGAGATCTACTACGTCGATCGGAAGGTGACGGAGAACCGCGAGCTGGTCGAGTTCGAGCTGGCCTCAGCCCTTGACCTGGTGGGGATGCGCCTGCCCCGGCGCCAGACCATTCAGAACGTCTGCCAATGGGGCTATCGCTCAGCCGAGTGCGGATACACCGGCGGGCCGGTGGCGGACGTCAACGACAAGCCCACCAGCAATGCGACGCTGGACAGCTGCGGCAAGCGGCTCGCCAGCTGCAAACTGCGGTTTGGCGCCTACTCTGAGCTGCCGTTCGGTTCCTTCCCTGGCGTGGGGCAGTTCTCATGAAGCCGAAGCTTCTGGCCGCTGCACTGGAACACGCGCAGGCGGAAGCGCCGGGCGAGAGCTGCGGTCTTGAGGTGGTGGTCAAGGGTCGCCGGCGCTATTGGCCGTGTCGCAACATTGCCACCGATCCCGAGGAGATGTTCACGATCGACCCGGAAGACTACGCAGCAGCCGAGGATGCCGGCACGATCATCTCCGTGATTCACAGTCACCCGCACACACCACCGGCACCAAGCCAGGCGGATCGTGTCGCGTGCGAGCGTTCAGGGCTCCCCTGGTGGATCGTGAACCCCAACACCGGCACGTTCGACGGCTGCCAGCCTGAGGGCTACCAGGCGCCGCTGGTGGGTCGTGAGTATGCCTGGGGCGTGCTCGACTGCTGGACGCTTGTGCGCGACTGGTACACCCGCGAGTGGGGGCTGGAGCTGCCGGACTGGCCGCGGCCGACGCCGGATGCGTTCGAGGATGCGCCGATGTTCGAGGGCTGCTTCAAGGAGGCCGGTTTCCGGGAGGTGAGCCTCGAGGAGATCGAGCCGGGCGATGCCCTGCTGATGGCGCTTGACCGCAACGATGGCCGCGCCAATCACGTCGCTGTGTACTTGGGCGACCAGCTGATCATTCACCACCTGCGCGGGCGATTATCAAGCCGGGACCTGCTGGGTGGCTACTATCTGAAGCAGACCGGGAAGGTCGTGCGCCATGAAAGTCGTTAAGGTCTACGGCCGGATCGCAGAGTTTGTGGGCGCACGCAGCTTCAAGGCTGACGTGGCATCACCGGCCGAGGCAGTGCGATTTCTGCTGGCCAACTTCCCCGGCCTCGAGAAGTTCTTGGTCGATGGCGACCGCGAGGGCTACGGCTATCGCGTGCGCGTGGGCGGCCGTCCGGTGGGTGATGCCGATGAGCTGCAGATCCCAAGCGAGCGCGCCAAGACGATCAGCATCGTGCCCGTGCTGAGCGGCGCTGGTGGCGGCCTCGGGCAGATCTTTGCCGGCATTGGCCTGATTGCTGCGTCGATTCTGCTTGGTCCGGTGGGCGCGATCATCGGCGGCCTTGGTGCTGGTGTGATTGGCGGCACTGCTGCAACCATCGTCGCCGGCATCGGCTTCAGCTTGGCGCTGGGTGGTGTGGCGCAGATGCTGTCGCCGGTGCCAAAGCTCAGCACCTCAATGCCATCACAGCGGGCCAGCTATGCCGGCGCGCAGAACGGCGATCGAGCTGATCCCAAGCGGCTCGAGTCATACAGCTTCTCCGGCATCCAGAACACCTCAGCGCAGGGGCTGCCGGTGCCCATCATCTACGGCCGGGTGTGGGTCGGATCCGTCACCATAAGTGCAGGGATCGACGTGGCATGACGCAGTTCATTTCGGGCGCTGGTGGCGGCAACAGCGCCCAGAAACGCGCGGAGAAACGTGCCAAGAGGCAGCAGAAGAAGATCAAGGCGCAGCTAGATCGGATTGAAGCCAAGCTTGAACCGTACAAGCCAACAGAAGCGCCCGACAGCCTCGAGAGCGCAGCCTATGCCTACCTGCTCGACTTGATCGGAGAGGGCGAGATCCAGGGGCTGGAGAACAGCTGGCAGTCCGTGCTGCTGGATGACACGCCGCTGATGAACGCAGACGGCACGTTCAACTTCTCAGGCGTCCAGATTGAGACTCGCTACGGGACGCAGAACCAGAGCTACATCCAAGGCTTCTCCGACATTCAGCGTGAGGTCGCGGTCAACACCGAGCTGGAATACAACGCCAGTCAGGTGCGGCAGATCACAGACACCAACGTGAACGCTGCGCGCGTCACGATCACGTTGCCATCGCTGCAGTTCACGGAGGACGACGGCGACATCGTGGGCACGTCCGTGCGCATCACGGTCGATGTGCAATACAACGGCGGCAGCTACAGCACCGTGATCGACGACACGATCACCGGCAAGTCCAGCTCGGCCTATCAGCGGGACTACCGCTTCCCGATTGGAGGCGCGTTCCCGGTGAACGTCCGCGTCACGCGACTGACCGAAGATTCAACTTCAGTGCGGCTGCAGAACCAGACCTTCTGGACGGCCTACACCGAGATCATCGACCAGAAGCTGCGCTACCCCAACACCGCATTGGTGGCGCTGAAGTTCGATGCGCAGCAGTTCGGTGCCATCCCAACCCGCGCCTATCTGATGCGTGGCATCAAGGTGGCGATCCCAAGCAACGCCACGGTGGACACCTCCACCTATCCGGGGCGGATCACCTACAGCGGCGTCTGGGGCGGTACGTTCGCAGCGGCGCAGTGGACATCGGACCCGGCCTGGTGCCTGTGGGATCTGCTCACCAACACCCGCTACGGCGCCGGGCTGCCGGCAGCCTCGCTTGATAAGTTCAGCTTCTACGCGATCAGCCAATACTGCAACGAGCTGTTGCCTAATGGCTTTGGCGGCTATGAGCCGCGCTTCTCCTGCAACGTGAACATCCAGACGGAGGAGGAAGCGTTCAACCTGATCGAGGAGATGACGACCATCTTCCGCGGTATGGCGTGGTGGTCGGCCGGCTCCGTTGCGCTGAGCTGCGATCGGCCGGTGGATAGCAGCTACCTGCTCACCCCGGCCAACGTGGTGGAGGGGCTGTTTGTCTATGAGGGCTCCAGCCTGAAGTCTCGGCACACGGTCTGCATCGTCCAGTACATGGACATGGACAAGCGGGACGTGGCCTATGAGTACGTCGAAGATGCCGCGGCCGTCTCTAAATACGGCCTGATCGTCTCGCAGCTGTCGGCCTTTGCCTGCAACAGCAGGGCACAGGCTCGGCGCGTGGGTGAATGGCTTCTCTACACCGAGCAGAACGAAACCGAGACCGTCACGTTCTCCGTGGCGCTCGATGCCGGCATCCTGCTGCGCCCCGGCATGGTGATCGAGATTGCAGATCCGCTGCGCGCTGGCGAACGCCGCGGCGGCCGGATCATGGCGGCCACCAGCACCACGATCACGCTGGACGATGACCTGAACATCACCGGCGCCGCTGAGCTATCGGTGATCCTGCCTGATGGCACCATCGCCACGCGCGGCATCCAGTCGATCAGCAACCGCGTGGTGACGGTCACCAATGCCTTCACGACCTTGCCGGCCGTGGGCTCCATCTGGGTGATCGAGACCACCGACATCCTGACTTCAACCTGGCGCGTGGTCAGCATCACCGAGGGCGATCAGGGTGTCTTCCAGGTGACGGCGCTGGCCTACAACGCCTCGAAGTTCGACTACATCGAGCGTGATGTGCCGCTGGAGCGGCGCGATGTCACGAACCTTTCAGCACAGCCGGACGCACCCATCAACCTGCGGGTGACGGAAAACCTCTACGAGTCAGGCTCGACCGTGCTGGTGCGCGTGAACCTGAGCTTCAACCCTGTGCAACGCGCGGCCGGTTATGTGGTCGCCTACAAGGCTGGCGAGGACAACTGGATCACGCTGCCGGAGACCACCTCACCGGAGATCTCGCTGCCTGATGCGCGTGAGGTGCGGCATTACTTTCGCGTTCAGGCGGTCTCATCGCTGGGCGTGCGCTCCTCCACCGCCGAGATCTCCTATGAGGTGATCGGCAAGACGGCTGTGCCTGTCAACGTGAGCGGCGTGTCGCTGCTGCCGATCGACCAGGCCAGCGCCATCATCAGCTGGACGCAGGCGCCTGACCTCGATGTGCGCGTCGGTGGCAAGGTGCTCATCCGCCACACTCCGCTGCTGGTCGGCGCGCTGTGGGAGGAGGCCGCCGAGATCGTGCCATCAGCGGCTGGCAACCAGACGCAGAAGCAGGTGCCGCTACTTGAGGGCACTTACCTGCTGAAGTTCGAGGACTCGACCGGCAACCGCTCCCTCGAGGCCACCACGATCGTCACAGACCTGCCGGAGCCGCAGCCGCGCCTGCTGATCCAAACCTATGCCGAGGACCAGGAGGTTCCGAAGTTCCAGGGCAACTACACCGACATGTTCTACAGCGAGGAGCTGGACGGTCTGGTGATCTCGACCGGCCTGGCGGTGGACAGCATGGCCACAGATAACAACTGGGACGGTCTGGCCTCTATCGACAGCGTGGGCGGCGTGCTCAGCTCCGGTGAGTATGAGTTTGGCTCGACGCTTAGCCTGCCGGGCACTTTCGACGTGAACCTGCTCCGGCGCTTTGTCACCCGCCCCTACCTGCCGGGTGATCTTTGGGACGACCATCT